CCGGCATCTGGGCGCACTGGATATCAACGGGTATGCCGTCTACCGATCCTGTACAGTAAGTCTAAATAGACACGGTAGTACATTGGAAGCCAATACAGAGACACTTACATCCAGAAATTTGATGTGTCAAGCAAGAAGCAATACTCCAACCGCTATGGTTATAGCTTTACCAACTTTCGTATGGGAACGTCCAATTGCCCTCGAGGAAAGAGGGAGCACACTATAGTGGTACTCATAACTCCATATGAAAGATCTCAGGATCGTAAACGTCCCAAAACCTCTCAAGACAAACCCTGCGCGAACGGCTAATTGGACGCCATTCGTACTGATAGAACATCTTTTCCAATTTTGGCAACCACTCATCCCACACCTCATCAGAGTGGAAACACAACTCACGCACACAAGTATCCGCATTCTGCACTGCCTGAGCAATCGATGGGGCATAATTCTGACCTAACGCACGTGTCCAGAGAGGAATCTCCAATACGGTATCAAGATCAAGCCTCGCAACATATCTATTGAGTACTGGCTCAAACTCGCATTTCCGCTTCAAAAACTCACAATCGAAAAACGAACGATGGGCAAGAATCTCACCCTCCTTTTTCTCATTCGTGTAATTGTAACCGATAAGAGGCATGAACTCCTCCATAGATTTTCCATTCAACACATTCCTCCATTCAGGAGACGTGGTGAATATATGATCATCACCAAGGACATCAGGCTCCACATTCTGATCGAAGTCAGCAAGGATACCAATAGTACCCGCAGTCTTACAGGCTGCGAATCTAATGTTTGCCAAATTCACGATACAGTTAATCGGAGATGTCAACGAATCACCAGATGAGAGTCCATTTTCCATGAACTCTACTTCTTTTCCTCTGATATGGACTGTCCTAAAATAGGACATACAGAAATTTTCACGCATCTCCAAATTCCGGACCCTCTCTTCCAAAGAATCCTCCACACAACAACGTTTACACAACTCACGAAGAATCGGATCCAAGATCGGATCGGTAAGACTCCCATCAAAACCACTGTAATCACCAGCAGTAGTAAGATCCTCACCACAGGACATCCC